CCTCTTACGAGGGCTCTAGCCGCTCCCTCAACTACCTTAATACTCTATGACCACTCCTGCGATTAACGTTACTAACCTTACCTTGGAGAGTCAGCCGAACCACCAGACCAACAAGCCTTGTGGCGGGTCTGCTAGTACGACAACTCAACCTGGTACTGCTATTAACCTACGTCGCTCAGAGTCACGCCCTGCTTCCATCAACCACCCGAAAGATCGGGGTACTGGTTGGCGGGATCCAACGGCGTGGAATCATAGTAAGATAGTTGACAACCCAAATCCCAAATGTTCTGTGAAATGCTGGACCACTCTGCCATCCGGTGGATGTGCAGGCGGTTCTTACGTTTCATATGACAATGGGATGCAATGGACTTTAACGGGTACGGCTTTGCCTGCATTTCCCTCCTATTTGGAAGGGCGTGCAGTTAGTCGTGCTCTCTTAAAGTTAAAGCATAGCAGTGTTAATCTTGCTGTTGCTTTTGCTGAACGTCGGCAAACTATGGAGATGTTTTCCGGCACTGTTCGCGGTATCGCAAACAGTGTAAAATCCTACAAACGTGCACATCCCAGAGAATGGGGTAATGTCGTTCGTGGGAACTGGAAGAACAGTCCAAATAGTTGGCTGGCACTTCAGTACGGTTGGAAGCCTTTAATCTCGGATCTTCAGGGTGCCTGTGAGACTATGAGTAACCATCAGAACAGCTTATCCTCATACCTTGCTAAGGTATCGGGGGTTAGCGGTGAAGATACTACTCTTAAGTGGAACAAGACCATGAACCTTTCGACGCTCTACAGGTTTGCAGTTACGGATAGATGGAAACATCGATGCCGTGCTGTTCTGTATTACCGTCTTAGGGATCCGAGGCTGGCTACGTTCGCTAGTTTGGGCTTAACTAACCCATTCGAGCTTGCGTGGGAAAAGCTCAAGTACTCGTTTGTGATCGATTGGTTTCTCCCAGTTGGGAATTGGCTATCCGCATTGGATGCCGATTTCGGTTGGGATTTCTATTCGGGCACATTAACGAAGTTCTCGAGAGGCGGTTCGGATAGTAACTTTGTCACAACCGGATTTGCACCCGGCCATTTCAAAGTTGACTTCTCTGGAAGTTACTATAAGAGTGAAGGGTTTAGTATGACCCGAACTGTTTATAGCAATCCGCCCTGGGGTGGGATCCCCCGTTTCAAAAATCCCTTGTCGAGCCAGCATATTGCTAATGCAATGTCATTACTTGTGCAGGCTTTCCGTCGTTGACATCACTTTCATGGGTTCTTACCCAATACGGTGATTTTCCATAAGGAAACTTATGTCACAGCAAGCTAACGTTACGCTTAACAGCGTCGTTTATGCACCCAATGGCACTTCGAACGGAGTTGCAACCTGGGGTAATCGTTCTGGCGGGTACTTGAATTCATTCTCGTTCCTGACAGAAAAGATGACCCAGACCAACCCGGACATAGTGCGTTTTGAGTTCAAACTGACTGTGCCTATTGTTGAGACGGTTGGTACGGGTACTGCTGCAATTGGAGATCTGTTGAGAACCTCAACATTCTTCTTCACTTGCCTCATGCCCGCAAACTCGACGGCCGCTGAAAGAACCGATATGAAGGCCCGTGCTGTTTCTCTCGTTGCTTCGCTTCCGTTTACGGATGCGGTTGGCAACTTGGATCCAGCATACGGGTAGCCCGGAGATTCTTATGTCGAAGAGTAATCAACGATATAAGAGTTATTTCCGATCCAGATCTGTGTCTTTCCGCAACTCACTGAGGATGTCTCCTAATGAGAGCCAAAAAGTTTCATCCCGGGATACCCGGGATGTACCGTCGTTTCGACAGTTGTGCTACGGTGATTGCAGAGTCGATTTATTCGGCTCTAAGATCTCCTTTTAGTGAAAAGATGTATGGGCTGTCCCGTAAGGGACAGTTCATGGAACTGGTCTCTTCATCCGTAGATCCTTCTATGTATGACGATCCAGACTCCTTCCGTAATGATTACCTCGCTAGCGAGTTAATGTCTAAGTTCGATTCATTCGACCTTGGCATTGATCGTCAGAAGGCAGCACTACTGAAATTTCTCGACACCGAAAGGCAGTGTAGAGATACAAACCAACGTTTGTCGAGGAACTACGTGTCGGGACTTGCATCCCCCTACACGCCCGAGTCGTTCATTTGGACCGCTCGCGAGAAGATAGCGTCCTTGCTTGGCCCATTCAACTGGGACAAGGCCTCTACTCACTTTGCATTCGGTCCAGGAGCTTCAACTTCTGTTCGCCGAGTCAATGGTGATGCATACTTCAAATATGGGGTTGTTAGGCCCCACACGACGAAGGCAAACTCCTTGTTATCTCTAGCTGCCGTGAAAAGCAGCCCTAGGTGGTTTAATCACCTCCTAGGGAATAGAGATCCCTCGGCTTTCTTGAATCTACCTATCGATCAACAGATAGAAGAGCTCTTCGAGATCGTTCCTGGAAACAAGGTTACTACTGTACCAAAGAGTGCTAAGATAGATCGAATTATCGCTATCGAGCCCGATCTGAATATGTATATCCAGAAAGGAATCGGTGGCCTTATTCGCTCTCGTCTTAAGAGAGTTCTCGTAGATCTTGACGATCAAACTCTAAATCAACGGTTAGCTCACGAAGCCAGTTTAACTGGCCAGTTTGCCTCCATTGACTTGAGTTCCGCTTCAGATACTGTTTCTCTGAAGCTCGTTGAACTACTCCTCCCGCACGATTGGGTCGAGGCCATAAAGCAGTCTCGGTCTTCTCGTGGCACTATGCCTGATGGGACGTTAATTACGTACCAAAAGGTATCGAGCATGGGGAATGGTTTTACCTTTGAGTTAGAGAGCCTTATTTTCTGGGCTATCTGTTCATCGGTAATATCCCTCCTCAGGCCCGCTTCACGTCGTCTTGCTGTATACGGGGATGATTTACTAGTCCCCGTGGAAATCAGCTCTACGGTCCTCTGGTTGCTTTCTTATCTGGGTTTCACTCCGAATAAGAAGAAAACCTTTGTCAGTGGACCATTCCGCGAGAGTTGTGGTAAACACTACTTTCGTGGGATCGACGTGACTCCTTTCTACATTCGCAAAGATGTAGAATCATCAGATAGGCTTATCTCCATTGCGAATCGGATCCGTAGCTGGTCAGTTACCAGCTTTGGGCTCGATCCCACTTTGAAGGTTTGCTATCTTGCCGTCGTAAACTTGTTGCCTAAGTGTTTACGCCGGCCCACCATTCCTCGCTCTCTCGGTGATATCGCCCTTTGGGGTGATTTTGACGAGGTCTGTCCTAATCGGGCAGATAGAGGCTTTGAAGGGTGGAAGGCTCTTGGTTTTTCAAAATGTATGAAAACCATTTCGCCTGATGACGACCCGCTACTTGTCCGGAACCTCCATATCCTCGAAAGAGGTAAGGAGAGCTTTCAGATCTCCGAAAGGAGAAGAGAAACCCTTAGTGAAGACTTCGGGTCCTATCTTAACAACGGGAAGGAGATTGACTTAGCTGAGGTCAACTTAAAACCTCAGCAGGTCAAGTGGCAAGTCGTAAGACCTGTCACGGTACAGTGGGAATCCTACGGGGCTTGGTTAGCCCCGTAGCCTTCTTGAGCCGAAGTCCTTGGCTCTGGTGGCCCTAGATGATCTAGGGTGCGGGCGGATTCCACCGCCTATCCATGTACAGGAG